AACGTATCAAGTATTGAATTCCTTAAAGGGTTCAATATCTGTATATTGTGGATTTGCTTTTAGAAAAAGATAGACGCTCTGATTGATAACATATTCGATTTTTCGGATATAATCATCTTCAGGGTATCATTTAACAAATAATTCAAAAAATGAACTATTTGCTAATCATTCTTTTTCTAATATCTTAAAAGCCTTTCATGTCATATCTCCAATATTTAATAATTCCTGGACTTTATTCCGGTCTTTATTAAATATGGACGTATAATCAATTGAAATCATATACTTGGCAGCATTACGTAATGTAAGTTTGTCAGTATTATTGAAATCTTTGATTATATGATATTGATCAATTAGGCTATTTAAGATACCAAGAAATTGAGGGTGACCATATAGACTTTGACTCTTCATGCTACGTAGAAAGAATTGATGAATCAATTCTGGTCTATGTTGCATTGAATAGTTAAATCTATAAAGAGTCTGAACCATTCCCAACGATAGGACCCTCTTGTAAAAAGAGAGCCATACCGATTCGGTAGGAACATAGATTTCGGATTCAGGTATACAAGTTATAAATAGTTTTCTAAAACTATCATAATTTACGTACCCAAATTCAAAATCTAATGAAAAGTTCAAAATATGAAGTTTCTTTATATCCGTTTTGTTAATATTTAAGTATAACTTTTTAAGTTTCTTAACATTTTTAACTTTAACGTAAATATAAAGTCCCTTCATAAGTCTTCTGGTGATATCAATTAAAGATAACGTAGAAGGATTAAAATTTCTTTTAATCTTAAAATAATCATAAAGTATTGAAAACACTACTTTTGATTCTTTTATATTATTGATGATACCTTTTAAGGGTATACCAGTAATTTCTACTCGGTTAGTTCAATTGATCCATCTTTTTGCAAATTCATAATAAGTTAAACTTTTATGAGTTTTGTGTAAAGATATCTCTACTCCTAAACCTTCCATGATCCGTATATATTCTTTGGCAACTTTATCGTTTTTAATAACGATATCATCACCTAGGATTATATATTGATCAAAGTTAGTTATACCAACATTTTTAGCACTTAAAAATACTATAAAATGATGGCAAAGAGTAAAGACGGCCCAAGAAGAATATGTCCCCATTGGTTGACCAGTATTATAGGTAAC